ATGCGGCCTTACCAATCCTCATGGTGGTCGAGCAATCTGCGACAAATGCGCTAATAATCCTAATGAAATGTTGCGTATTACCAGACATGAAGAAAATGTTGCGGCCGACAACGATTGGCTGGTCAGTGCTGGTTGGGGGGAAATGTAATAAGTGGAAAAAGGAGAATGCCGAATGAAGAAGCCTCTTGATCTCTCAAACCTCGACGCCCCCGCCGCGGCCTTGGCCCTCTATGGGTTGGTCCGCAAAAAAGCCGAGATCCTCGGCATGAACCCCGATATCGAAACGGTGCTCTTAACCCCGGAAGAAGGCGAAGCCCGGGGGTTCGGGAAAGCGTGGCGCGTAATGTGGGAAGCCGGTCCCTTCGAGTGGGGAGTGGGAATGTCAATGTCAAGTACCTTCTCTTTCTCGGATTGGGAAGAGCGGTATGTCGGCGCCTACGATGAGAAGGGGGAGCCTGATGTTATCGGGATCCACTCGGGGAAAGATTGGTACCTAGAGCCCCATTACAGGTTCGATGTGGGGTTCCCGGCATGACCTACCATGTGGTTGTCACGATCCGGGAAGGAGTGATCGACGCGGAAGCAACGATCGCCACCTTCCCCACAAAAGAAGAAGCGGTCGCGAACATGGCGGAAGAAATTATGTGGGAAGGAACGAAGACCGTCACGATCCTCGACAACGACGGCGAAGTCGTTGACGGGGCAGTTGGAACTTTCACCTAGAAAGGAGATCGCGAATGGACGCCACTTTTAAGATGAGCATCTATCTCGGGAACGCCGCCTTCGATGAAGACGTTGCCGGGGAGCTCTCGAAGATCCTCAGGCTCGCGGCCGTCAACATTGCCAACGGGAATGTCGGGGTCTTGAGCAACATCCGGGACGCCAACGGGAACACGATCGGCGCCGCCGTTATTGTCAACGACTAGGGGGGAGAGCCCATGACCGTCACTTGCGAAAACCTCGAAGTTTTTGTCAAGACCGTCGCCGCCTTGGTGCGGGAAGGGATCTGCTTCGAGGCCGATACGAACAATTTTGTCATCACTCTGACCGGGGGATATTAGATGCCAGCAACCACCCACGATTTCAAAGTCGGCGCCATACTGTACGCCTCTTGGGGGTACGATCAGACCAACGTCGATTTCTACGAAGTCACGGCGCTCGCCGGGAAGACAATGATCGTAATGCGCCCGATCGAGAGCGAGTGCGAGAGTAGCAAGCCGCCCCAGGATATGATGATCGCGAAGCCCGGGGCATTCACCGGGAAGCCCATGAGGAAAAGGGTCCACAAGCGAGGTTGGGTCAAGATGGCGAGTTACTCGAACGCCTACCCTTGGGACGGCACCCCGAAATACGAAACCTCTTTTGGATGGGGGCATTAAGATGACAACAGAAGAAGCCTGGAAAATCGTGGGGAATAGCCCGAAATGGGCCCTGCGAAAAATGATCAAGGCGCTCTCGATGCACTCTTGGGCGAACACCCCGGAAGACAACGAGCGCCTCGAAGCGGCGAAGATCGCCGTTAAAACCAACAACCCTCGCTACGAATGAAAGGAGAGAAAAATGACTGAGAAAACCTACAAGATCTTAACCAAGCATACCTTCATCGAAGCCGCGATCGAAGGTGAAAAGATCGGGTTCAATCGGGCCCTCTCGCCGCTGGCTCTCGATGATGAGTTGCCCGACGATAAGGTCTTCCCGATCATCGAAGTCATGCACCATGAGCATATCGCCGGGGAGCCGGTCGAGCTCCACTATCGGGTAAAGGTCGTACTCCCGAGCTCCGAAACGGTGCTCATGGATATGACCACGGCAACCTACCACGCCTTGCCCGAGGTTGTGGTGAACCATCCTGATAAAGAAGGAGATCCCGCATGAGGCATCCTGACGATATCGCGGATGAAATGGCTTACGCTTGTGGCCCCCGCAATGAATACGCCGCGGCCTTCGAGGTTTCCAATCTGAGGCACTCGGCGGCAAATATGTTGCCCCCGATCCCCCCGGGAATGTTCGCGGTCGTCTGCGAGGCGATCGCCTACTGCCCGATCACTGACGCAACGCTTCATTCCCCGCATAGGGAACTCAAGGGGATCTACGGATCTCGCCGCGTTGCCGAGTATCACCGGGACAAGATCGAAGAGGAGCTCTACGAAGCCAAGGGGGAAGCATGGGCCTACGTTCTGCCCAAGCTCCCGGCAAAAGAGCCCGAGCCGCTCGACTTCGATGATATCCCGTTTTGATCCTTGACGCCGCGGGCGCCGGGATATACTTTCATCCATCGAACAGATTGGGGAAACAGCATGAACGATAAAGATACACCCCCGCCCGAGAAATCGGATCTTGCGATCGCCATCGATGAGATCCAGACCGAGCGCGAGGATCGCGAAGAAGCGGAAGCCGAGCGTCTTCACAACCTCTCACTGAAAGATCCATCATGATCATGACCATGTTGCGCCGCCTCTGGCGCGGAAACAAAAGACCGGCCGCGGCGCGGGCCTGCTACCTGAGATCCCTCGCCGCGATCGAAGTATGTGGAAACAAATACGATGGGCAATGGGCCCTGAGATTTTCAGAACAGGAGAAGAAATATGGTCGGAAAACTGACTGACGATCGAGTTGCGTCTGCCAGCCGCGTCCCCGGGATCCTCGGAAAGTCTCCTTGGTCAACGCCCAACGAGGAGCTCCAATTTTCCCTGGATGCCATCGATGACAAGCCGCACGGTTGGAGCGGAAGCGAAGCCGCAGATTGGGGTAATAGGCTCGAAACGGCAATCCTTATCGAAGGATCCAAGCGCCTCGGGCTCGGCAACGTCGAGACTGAATTCGAGCGAGCCGTGATCCATGACAAGATCCCCCTGCAAGCGAGCCTCGACGGGCTCGGGGAAGGGGACGGCCGCGTGATCACAGCGGCGAAGACCAGCATCGACGGGATCTACGTTGTCGGTGCGGATGAGATCAAGCTTGAGGGGATCGGCGTTCTCGAAGCCAAGCTTACCCGAGACCGGCCAGAAAGCGAGCCCGCGTTGTATCGCGGCCCGATCCAGTTGCAAGCGCAAATGATGTGCTTGCCGCGAGCAGTACGGTGGGGCGCGATCATGGTGCTCTACGGCGGCGTTGAACTAAGGATCTTTTTGTATCCGCCTCACCCGGGGACGATGACGGCGATCAAGGATGCCGTGCTCGACTTCGATCGGCGGATCCGGGAGAAGGATTACTATCCCTTGGCCTCATCCGCGGACGGCAATGTCGTTTATCCTTACGCTGAGAAGGCGCCCGCGATCGAGCTCCCGGATGAAATGATAGGGGTGCTTCAAGAGCGAGCCGCCGCGTGGAATGATATGTTAGCAAGCGAAGCGGCGGTCGAGCGGGCCGACATCAAGCTCAAGGAATGCCTCGGAAACCATGAGCGCGGAACGTCCCCCGGGTTCGAGGTTGCTTGGCCCATGCGGAACTATAAAGCGCGGCCCGAGAAGACAACCCCGGCGAAAGAAGCCTATTCGATCAGGCAAACGAAACTCAGGGTCAAGGAGATCCTAGAATTTTAGCGATCAACGAAATAGAGGAAATGAAATCATGACAAAAGATGTTTCCGTTTACGCCGCGCCGACAACCGCGGCCCTTGTGCCCGCCAACATGACCGAGGCGCTCGCATTGGCCGAGGTCATGTCGAAAGGAAAAATGGTCCCGGTGCATTTGCAGAAAGACCCCGCAACGTGCTTGATGGTCATCGAGCAATCGATGCGTTGGGGCATGAGCCCGTTCGCCGTCGCGCAATCAACAAGCTCGATCCACGGCAAGCTCATGTTCGAGGGCAAGCTGATTGCCGGGGTTGTCAACGCCAACGGCAAATTGAAAAAGCGCCTCGACTATCGATACGAGGGCGAGAGCACCGCCCGCAAGGTTATCGTTTCGGGAACGCTCCAAGGCGAAGACGATCCCCGGATCATCGAAGTCGAATACGCCAAGGCGAAGACGTCGAACGATACTTGGATCAAACAGCCCGATCAAATGCTCGCCTATCATGGCGTCCGCGTGTGGGCCCGCCGCCATACCCCGGAATTGATGCTCGGCATCTACGCGCCCGAGGAGTTTGGCGCTGAGAAAGTCGCCCATCCCGACAAGCTGGCCGATATCACCCCAGAAGACAGTGGATTGGATGTTTTTGGGCTGTCAAACAAGATGGGCCTTAGCCAGGATCCCCAAAATGGGCCCTCTGTGGGCGAGCCTGAGGCCCCGGCCCCTACCCCACCCGAGGGGGCCGAGGCTGGCACTCCTTTGGCATCTGGTGTAGGCGATTTTTTGATGATCCTGCCCGCCAGCAATAACATCGATGAAGCTCAGTTTTCCTACGCCTCACCGCAAGCATGGGCAGACGTCTTCGCGCAGATCATGGATCAGATCCGCTCGAACAAGGATCTCGAATATGTTGGGCGGCGCCATGACCTCGCCGAATTCAAAAAGGCAAACGATGAGATCCTCGACCGGCTCAAGAATGAGCTCCCGAGCGGCCATAAATTCTTGGCCGATACATATCGGAAGGCGATCAAGTCTCTTTCCGCAAAAGCCAAGCAAGAAAAGGATGCGCCATGAGATCCGCAATCACTCCCCGGCAAAACGAAATGTTCACATTCCTCAAAAGCTATATCGCGGCTCATGGGATCTCCCCAACCTTCGCCGAATGCCAAGAGGCGCTCGGCATGAAGTCGAAAAACCAAGTCACAAAAACCTTGGTCGGGCTCGAACAACGGCAATACATCCGCCGCTTCAAATTCCTCAACCGCGGGATCGAGATCGTCAGTGAGGGGGATGCCGAAACAAAACGGCTTCGCGAGATCGAGGTTGCCGCCCGGGTTTATACGCGAACCCTCAACGCAAACGACTTCGCAATCCTCAAGGAGCTCGTTGCGTGAATTCCCCCCTGACAATCCTCGCGCTTATGTGCACGATCGGGATCCTCGGGGGGGCAAGCTTTGGACTGACGGCCGCGTTACTCAAAGTTCATAACGAATGCCTTGACGATCGAAGAGAGCTCTCCCGCCTGAGGATAGAAAACGCGATCACGCAAATCGCCATCGACAAACTCCATCGAAGGATCCAATAAATGCAACCCGGAGATACCTTATGAAGACTTTAACATGATGAAAATAGGAACCATCATTTTGCCTTCCCCCGCATTTTCTCAAAGGATCTAAACGCGCCAAGGCCGAGCAATGACATTACGATCGATATCAACGCCTCGGTGCCCCCGAGCGCGGGCGGCGGCGCGGCCCCCGGGGCCCATATCTTTTGTCCCCAAGACAGGAGATCGAAGAGGATGAAATGCCATGCGAGCGCGAGCCCGCAAACCCATCCAATGAACGGGCGCCAACCGGCAACGAAAAGGGATCGATGCCCCGCCTCGACTTTGTTGAGCTCGATCTGAGCAATCGAGGGCTCCATCATCATCTTCGCCTTGAGGATCTCGGCCGCTTGCTTTTCCTCATCAGTCTCGACAAACTTGTCGATGATGTTCGCAACACCCTCGGCCGCGGAGATCACCCCGCCGCCAACGATCGAACTAAAAAACCCCATCTTCGATCTCCTCTAGCAATTCAAAATGCGGGGCGTCGTAGAACGTTTTGAAATCCCCGCCCCACTTGATCCTGATTTCGAGTGCCGCCGCAACGCCGAGCATATAATGACCGAGCCGTGATTGAAGTAATTTGTTCGAGTATTGCGACGGCCAAGGGACAAGATCCATCGCTCGACTAGGGAGTAAGTTGTGGGGGGATTGCCCCCATTCGGCCTTAGAATGCCCGCTCTCGAAAGCGGCGGTTTGATCGTGTTTATTTCGATGCCCGCAAACGACCGAAAAATCAAAGTCCCGGATCGCTACCTCGGCCAATTTAATTAAGGTCGGATGGCACATTGCGAGCCGCTTCCGGGACGTCGTTCCAAAAGAGTAGGTCACTTCTTCCGCGCCACCCGTATCACCGCGGCAAGCATGACAATCGCTACTGATGTCAGGATGATGCCAATGCCTTCGCCAAGCGTGATCGCTGCGAATGTTTGGAGGAACGTCATGGATAGCCCATGCCTTTCAACCCCACGGCTTTCAACGTCTTTTCTACGTCGTCAATTGTAGCACCGAGGGCGGCATCATAAGCAGTTAAAATCGCATACATTTTACCATTTTGCGAGGTGTGAACTATTGACGTAACATTATCTTCAATTGCTCTCACTAGGATATCCACCACGCGCTGATGCCACTTATTGAAGTCGTTGATGAACGCGCTTGATATCCCCTCTCGTTTTGCATCTGCAATGTAATCCGTCACCGTTTCACTTAGGTTGTGTGACAATAAGGCGTGCATTTCAGAGTCCGACAATTCATTAAAGTCTGTGGCCTTAACCAGTTTTTCCAGACCATCTTGGAAAGCAGCAAACTTAATCGTTAAGAATTTCTTAGCCGTTGCTGTTACATTCAGTTGCGGAATAACAAGTTGCAGCCAAGTATCTGCATGGGTAAAGAGCGAATGATTTAATAGTACGGCCCGGTTGATTTCACCTGATGCCAATTCTTGTCGTTCAAGATGATTTTGTACCAGTAGCACGCCCATTGGACTGAACCCTGTAATGGCCGCGACTGCAATCATGGCGATATTCTTTGTCAAAGTCATTAGACTAGGCTATTACTCATTTTTCCCGCCATTTTGTTTTCTTAGTTCAAACAGAATTGACTTGATGTCTCGCTGCATTTCTTTTTGTTCTTCCCTAATAATCTCTACGACTGTCGCGACCCGGATTTGATCCTTTTGGGCCTCATTGATAGCAACATCTTGTCTTGCGTTAATCTTCGCCCCGTCCTCGGCCGTGAGGTACGTCGTCCCGGCAATGAACGCAATCCCTAGCAGGGATAAAACGACGGTAAGCGGTAGATGCTTAATGACTGTACCAGGAACATATTTTAATGCTCCATCACTTACTGGACGCAGATGGCAATCGTTGCAGGGATCAACCATAATCTCATTCCGATTGTCTGAGTTGTTCTATATCACTCACCAGCCTTTGGATTGTCAGCCTTAACTTTAGCAACAACGGCCAGCATAGCCTCAGTCTCGGGGAGAGGGGTCTTACCTAGCCTCTTATCTTCGGCAAACTGCTTCCAGATCACATCAAGCTGATCCCCTATTGCAGGGTTCTGGTTTGCCCTTGTGGAGGCCACCTTCCTCGCGGCGGCGCGGGCTGGCGTATCAGGCACATGAGAAGCTGTGCGCTCCACCGCTTCAGCCTCTTCCTCGGCGGTATAAGGGACTAACTTACGCCCCCCTTGCCCATCAGATTGATT